GACTGTGATCGCCATCCTCACCGCGATCTTCGTTGCAGTGAATACCTTCGTAGCTACGATGATTGCCTAGGAGACAATGATGAACGACTACAAGAACCACCGCCCGGTTCGCCGGGTTCCCGAGTGGATCAAGGTAACCGTTGGACTGATCTTCGGAATACCCGTCCTCTGGTTGTATGTAGCCATCCTGCTGAGCCTCTGACCACAGCCCGCCACCGCAAGGTGAGCGGGCTTTTCTTTTGTCTGCGTACTTGTAAAATTGTAGATGACTATACGTCGGGGGGTCATGGCTTGCCCCTCTAAACGCGCATTACACGGCGCTGTAAAGGGAAATCGTCAAGTTGATGGCTAGAAGTGTATAAGCTGACACAATCTAAGTTTACGTCAATACATGTAAACTTAAACACAGCACGATTTTCGGAATTTAGATCGCGTAACTTGACACTTGTTTACATGTAAAGTTCCAAAAAGATGAGGGGAATCAGCCACTTGCCAGAGAGAGAGAGCTAAGCTTACTCTGTAAACAATCTATATGATATAGATAATCCATGTTTTTAGCTATAATGTTCCCACCACCGCGCGGAATACCCGACTAAACTGTAGGGTCTTTCACTCTCCGGAGTGCGACATTACTTCCAAAAACGTAGATCAAATAGATTGTGCAACGCAACATCCTTATAAATCAACGACTTGCACGATCTATTTGTGATCTATTCTACGATCCAAACGTAGATTGTTTACATGTAAAATATAGATTGTTTACGCCTTTATGGCGGCGGCGGCCCGGCGGCGGGCCGGGAACTTGACACCGCGGCCCGGCTGGGCGAGACTGGGGGTCCGGCGATCTGCCGGGCTTTCACCTCTCTATACAACCTGTAAGGAGCCTATCATGGCAAAGATTTACAAGGGTAACGTTAGTGTCGTCCTCAACACCAAGAAGGAGATCACCGTCAAGGCCGATCCCGAGGGGAAGTTCAACACCGACAACGTGGTCGAACTGTACGAAACCATGCTGGCCTTCGGTAAGAAGATGAAGGCTCCGGTCAAGACGTTCAAGCCGGACCCCAAGGGCACTGTGCCGGTGCTGATGTACAGTTATGAGAACAGCCCTTACTTGGCACTGATGCCTGCCCTTCCGGACTCCCAGAAGCCGGGCAAGGTGACGGTCATCAAGCTGGCGTAGACCAGCCATCCACTGGGGAGCTTCGGCTCCCCTTCATCATCCCTACCACTGGAGATTGACATGGCTCAATCAACGAAAGTGTACGGTCAGCGGAAGCATCGTAAGCAGGAGTCACTTCACTACGTAGTGAAGTGGCAGGAACACGACACCGTCTACATGAGGTGGTACAAACGTGACAGTGCCGCTGTCACTTTCCTCAACATGCTGGTCGATGCCGGTTACTCGGCTCGTATCACTACCAAGTAGGAGCAGACATGGCCGAGTTCGATACCCCCCTCACTCAGGAGTCCATCGACAAGATGGACAAGGTTCTCCGGGAGAACATCTCCCAGTATCTCAGCGGCATCCTGACGATTGACGAGTTCCTCATGGTGGCTGAGTCGATGTACATGTCCTACCCCTGTGAGTCGTTGCTCGGTCTGATCGATCCCGGCACTGGGCTGAAGTACCAGAGCGATGCTGAGGTGGCTGCTGAGTTCGAGCAGCACTGCCGTGATGTGGAGCAGCCGGGCTGACAGTCCAGCTTCAAGGGTAGCAGCACATCGCTGCCCTTCGAGATGCACTGTCGCATCGACACCGACTATCGGAGGCAACTGTGAAGATAGCCAACCGGGGTGCACGTACTTACGTGCAGTCCTGTACGGAGTTCCAAGGCTCCAACCTGTTCGCGGTTCACCGGGCAGTGGATGACATGTACATCGTCTACAGCTACGGCTACCACTGGCCGCTGTTCATCCATGTCCATGACTTGTGGTACGAGAACGCCAACAAGTACGGTGTGACCACCAGCAAGCACCACACCCAGTGCCATCCCCACTGCGACACGGTGAAGTTGTCCGTTGACCAGATGAAGGTTCTGGATCACTTCGGCTTCGATGCACTGGTCCGTCAACGGATGGGGGTGGCGGCATGAACGGCTACATCGCGTTCTACAAGGGCAAGCAGGTCGAGGTGCATGCCTCGTCCAGCTACGAGGCACAGCAGAAGGCTGTGGCCATGTTCAAGGCACGTCGGTCCTATGACGTGACCGTGATTCTGGTCGAACGTGGTGGTCAGCAGGTGACCCACAGCACGGGGGGACTGTGATGAACGAGGACTACCTGCCCATCTGTACCTGCTGCTACGCAGTCAGGGTTGAGCCGCATCGTGCCAAGGTTCCACGACCCACCTGCATGGCTTGTGGGGAGAAGTTGGCACGTGCTGTGAAGCGCACCGTGGTGCCTATGCACAAGAGCAACTACTTCCTGTGCACTGACATAGCAGATCTCAAGGGGATCAACAACAAGGGGGGACTGGTCAAGTGAGCGACCACAAGCTGTACTACGCAACCATCGTCAAGCAGGTGACCGTGGCTGTATCGGCACGGTCTGCACAGCACGCCAAGGAGATGGTGCTCGAGCAGGACGCCGAGCATATGTACCAAGGGCAGTGGCTGTGGGCTGAGCCAGTGATGCTCGAAATAGCGGAGGGGCAATGAAGTTCCTCGCCGAGGTGGTGTTCTGTGCCGTGTTCGCTGCGGTATTCGCCGTGCTGCTCATCGAGTGGGCAGCAGGCTGTGGTGAGTCTTACGTCGATGCCTACGGGGTGCGGCATCAGTACGAGTGTGTGTTCATCCCCAATACCAATCAGAGGAAGTGAAATGACAGCAACCATGAAGCGTCTGTTCGTGCTGCGGCACGGCAAAGGTGGATCCATCGTCAACGGTGCGGACGGGCATCCGATGTACTTCGGATCCAAGCCTGCTGCGAAGCAGCAGCGTGACCAACTGGGGGGCGTCGTCGTCTCCCGTGGCCCTGACAACCGCAACTACAAAGGCGTGTAACCATGCGTTCGACGTTGATGAAGGAGACCCTGAAGTCGCTGTTCCCCATCCGGCGTACGGTCTGCATCGAAGGCCCGCCCGGCGGTGGCAAGACCACCATCGTGCAGCAAGTTGCACAGGAGTTGGATGTGCCGTACATCGAGCGGCACATGCCGACGATGCTGGTCGAGGACTTCGGCGTGCTGTACCCCAGTGGGGATGACACGTTGCAGTACAAGCTGCCCGAGTGGTTCCCCGTCAAGGGCAAGGCACCGGAGCGTGGCATCCTGTGCTTCGATGACCGCAACCAAGCCAGCACCGACCTGCAGAAGGTTCTGGCCAATATCTGCCAAGCTCGCAACCTGCACGGCACGCCGATGCCCGAGGGGTGGATGGTGGTCAGTACGGGTAACCGGCAGTCGGACAGGGCTGGTGCCAACCGTGTGCTGGGTCATCTCAGCAACCGGGAGAACACTTACGAGCTTGAGACGCACCTCGATGACTGGACCTCATGGGCCATCGACAACAACGTCAAGCCCGAGGTGATCAGCTTCATCCGCTTCCGTCCCAACTTGTTGCACGACTACGACCCGCAGCGTCAGCAGAACCCCACGCCCCGTAGCTGGGTGGAGGGTGTGTCCGACCTGCTGGGTGTGGTCCCCTCCGAGGCTGAGTTCGAGAGCTTCAAGGGTGCGGTCGGTGAGGGTGCAGCAGCCGAGTTCGTGGGCTTCGTTCGCATCTTCCGCAAGCTGCCCAACCCCGATGCGATCCTGCTCAACCCGACTACGGCAGATGTGCCGACGGATCCGGCAACGTTGTATGCCCTGTCTGGTGCGATCTCCCAGCGTGCCACCGAGGCGAACTTCGACAGGGTGACGACGTACTGCGAACGCATGGCACCGGAGTTCAGCGTGCTGACCGTGAGCTATGCCTGCCGTCGCAACCCCGATCTGGCCAACACGGCAGCGTTTACGAAGTGGTCGATCAAGCATCAGGACGTGCTGTTCTAACCCCAACACAACATATTCAGGAGTGACAGAATGAATCTGAATGACCGGGCATTGCTTGTGCAGTTGTCCATCAGCCAGTGGACTGCACGCAAGTACGACAAGAAGGCCACCCGGCAGGTGGCCGACACGTTCCACAACTTCGTCGATCAGGGCAGGTACAACAAGGCACTGCTGCCGATGAACAGCCTGCTCGACAACGTGCACAAGAAGTCGACGCTCATCCGTGCCAAGTACTACGACAACACGTTGCCGTGGGGTATCGACGGTACCCAGATGCTGCCCACCAGCAACTACCTGCAGTTCATGAACGAGTTCCGCAGGGAGAAGGGTGAGTGGGAGTCGCTGGTCACGGCGTTCGTCGATAGCTACGACGCACTGAAGTACGACGCACAACGGGTGCTGGGTCAACTGTACGACCCGGCAGACTACCCGTCAGCCTACGATGTGCAGCGCAAGTTCAAGATGGACATGGCTGTGTTCCCTGTACCCAGCACGGACTTCCGAGTGGCGATCGGATCCGAGGAACTGTCTCGCATCCAGCAGGATGTTGAGCGTAGGGTGAAGGACGCCGAGCAGACGGCGCTGCGTGACGTATGGCAGCGACTGTTTGACCGAGTGCAGCACATGGCCGAGAAGCTGGCCGATCCGAAAGCCATCTTCCGTGACTCGATGATCGAGAACGCACGGGAGATCTGTGCCCTGTTGCCGAGGCTTAACTTCGCCGACGATCCGAATCTGGAGGCGATGCGACAGCAGGTGGAAGCAGCCCTCATCAAGCATCCCGAGGCGTTGCGCAACGACCCCGACCTTCGCCGTGACACTGCGGCTGAAGCGAAGGCAATCATGGACAAGATGTCCATCTTCATGGGAGGTATGCAGTGATGCACGACATACAGATGCGGAGTATCCAGCAGTGGGCAGCAATGATGGACAAGTGGGGTGTGCAGTACAAGATCATCACCCCCGAGGGGCAGGAGTTCGGTGTGCTGGAGGTGGCTGCACCCAAGAAGCGTAGCGGCAGCTTCTACCCGGTGCACGCACTGAGCAACTACTTCCAGCCGTTCATCATCGGGATGGATGTCGGTGACGTGGCGGTTATCCCGGTCGGTGAGTTCGATCTCGTCCGACTGCGTGGTGCCATCGCAGCATGGACGTGCCACCACTGGGGTAGGAGGTCAGCCTCTACCCACATCAACGTTGACGCACAACACGTCGAAGTTCTCAGGATGTCGTGACAGGAGGCAATATGACTACCGTTGCACCGCAGCAACCGCCCCTTTCCGAGGCGGAAACCAAGAGGCTGATGACCCGGCTGTCCAAGGCGAAGACTGGACTGGTGCTGGAGCATCCGTTCGTCGGCACCGTGGCGCTGAACATGCCGTTCAGCCTCGACTACAGCATCCCCACGGCAGCCACCAATGGCAAGCGGGTGCTGTTCAACCCGCACTTCGTCAGCGAGTTGAACGACGAGGAGTTGAAGTTCCTCGTCGCCCATGAGTGCTTCCATCCCATGATGGAACACAACTACCGACGTGGTGAGCGGCAACACAAGCGGTGGAACCATGCTGCCGACTACGTGATCAACAAGTTGTTGGTCGATGAGGGTATCGGCAAGATGCCCAAGGTCGGGCTGCACAACGCAGCGATCTACCAAGCGGGTGGCGGCACCAGCGAGGGTATCTACAACATCCTGCCGGAGATGAACGACGACGGCGGTGATGGCAGTGGGCCGATGGACAACTGCGAGGACGGCGAGGGCAGCCCTGCCGAGCAGGCTCAGGAGCAGGCCGAGTGGAAGGTCAAGGTCGCTCAGGCTGCACAGGCAGCCAAGATGATGGGCAAGCTGTCAGCCAACCTGAAACGTCTTGTCGATGAGGTGCTGCAACCCAAGGTCGACTGGCGTGAGGTGATGCAACGCTTCCTCGTCAAGGCACGTACCGACCAGCGATCCTTCGCCCGGTTCAACCGCCGCTTCCTGCCGCAAGGCATCTACCTGCCCACCGTCAGTGGCGAGGTGATGGGTGAGGTGGTGTTCGCCGTGGACTGTTCGGGTTCAATCGACCAGCACACGATCAATCAGTTCGCTTCGGAGATCCGCGTTGTCAAGGATGATCTGGCTCCTGCTCGTATACACGTGCTGTACTTCGACAGTGAGGTTAGCCACGTCGAATCCTACGGACCCGATGATGAACTGGACATCAAGCCCCACGGCGGTGGCGGTACCGACTTCGCTCCGGTGATGGACAAGATCGTGGAACTGGGCATCGAGCCGGTCGCCATCGTGTTCCTGACTGACCTGTGCTGCAGCAGCTTCGGGCAGCAGCCCGATGCCCCGGTACTGTGGGTGTCCACCGAGAAGGGCACGGCACCGTTCGGTGAAGTGGTGTTGATGTGACACTCCAGCTACCGGAGCCGTACCGCATCGGTAAGTCTGCCAAGCAGGCAGTGCGGACAGGACACAACCTCATGGGTAGTGAGTGGTCGGTGTTGGTACAGCACTACGTCACTCCTGCCTTCCAGCTAACCAAGCAGTATGACATCTACACACATGCTGCTACGTACTCAGGTCGGATGGTCGATAGGCATGGGTTGGGTACCGGTAGTTGGCAGCAGTTCAGCACGGTGAAGGAAGCGGTGCAGGTGATGTGTGCCAAGCACCGCATCGGAGTGGGTTCCAAGCTACAACATACAGGAGATTGACATGGCAACCGTTCGTTTCAGCAGCGCCCTGCAAGACCAGATCCGCGCCAACGCAAGGGCGAAGATGGAGCCCGCCATCAAGCGGGCCAAGGAGAGCAGGCCCGATGCAGCAACGTGGGGTCCGCGCATCTACGACATCATGTTCAGCGATGTGCTCCCCATCCTCAACCAAGTGCCCAAGGGGTGGCTGAACTACCGCGAGAACATCATCGTGGTGGGTGTCGGCATGACGCAGTGTTCGCTGGAGTTCGGACTGGGTGGTCCACGCCCGTGGCCTATGGTGATGTGGGCTACCGACAAGTTCGCAAAGAAGGTCCAGTACCGGGACGAGGTGACCCTTACTGAGCATCCTGACTGGCAGGAACTGAAGGCCGAGGTGGATGCATACGTTCACCGAGTTCGGACAGCCGAGGAGCGGCGGAATGAGTTCGTCGATGCAGTGAACAAGGTGATCAACGCCTACACCACGCTGGCTCCGGCGCTCAAGGCATGGCCCCCACTGTGGGATCTGATCCCCGAGGATGTGAAGGACCGGCACCGGCAGGTGGCCGAGCGTACCAAGCGGGAGGTTGAACTGGACGTGGATCTCAACAAGCTCACCGCGCTGTCCACCGCAGCCAAGCTGGGCGTATGACGGTAAACAAGGCACGTCGTCTTGAGTGGCTACGTGCCTTGCGCCGGTTCAAGTACGGTGTCAAGGTACGTGCCAAGCTCGGGGTGCTGGATACCCTGTGCAAGCAGGTGGCAGAGGAACGTGGAGGTCAGTCGGTATGGGACGCACCACAGTGGGCGCATGATCGGTGGATCACGCTGCTGTACACGTCCATGCGTGACAACGAGTTCCCACCTGAATTGCTGGTGGGCTTCGTCAAAACCGCCGAGGTTACGTTCATGAGCCCCCGCCGACAGCCGACAGTTGAGAACGTGTTGCTGGCTGTTGATGGTGTGCTGACAGCGAGGAGCGTGCAGCTACGGGCCAAGTTCGGGGTGTTCGATGAAGCAACCTGACACGTTACCAAGCTGGGTAAACTACGACGCGTCATGGAAACATACCGATCCATACCCGAGGTGGCCATTCACTCGGGTCAACCCAAAGGAACTAGCAAAGGTGGGCAAGTACGATGTGGCAGCCGAGAGTGAAGACGACGAGCCCGCTCCGTTCTGAGAGGACACAGCATGATCAAACAGAAGCCAGCATCTGCCCGCAGCAGACAGGTGGGTGGAGATCACTACAAGATGATGGGCGTGGAACCGTGGGACGTAGTGGATACGTGGCCAAGGGAGCAGCGCATCGGGTTCTACCGGGGCAATGCGATCAAGTACCTGCTACGGATGGGTAACAAGGACGAGGCTGCAACCGAGGTGGCCAAGGGACAGCATTACATTCAGAAACTTCTTGAAGTGCTACAGGAGGACGAGCATGGATGATGCAGACGCAGCCGATCTGACCCAGCAACAGGCATTGGCTTCGGCCCTGAAGCGCAGGCATGCCACGCTACCCGCCGTGGGTACGTGCTACTTCTGCTCGGAACATGTTGAGGGAAGTCGGCGCTTCTGTGATGCCGACTGCATGCAGGACTGGGAGCGGGTCGAGGCAGCCCGCCGACTGAAGGGGAGAGAGTGATGACTGACCGCTACCTTGCAGGCGAAACCGAGTGGCGTGACCCAGCAGTTGATTCACCCCCGCTGGGCACGAAGTTACTGTTGATGAACCCGAGCGGCATTGCGGTCTTTGGTCATTACGACCACCGCTGGTGTATCGCATGGGCACCGCTGCCCAAGAAGCCCGCGTGGCTTAAAGAAAGACTCAGCAACGTACAGGAGGGATGAAATGACCGAGCCGATCAAGTGGAGCGATGCCCCAGACCGCACATCGTGGGGCCACGGCATGATGGTGGCGGATATCGCCCTCGACCGCGATCACACGCTGACCCTGTACTGCGAAGCCAGCCAGACAGCGAAGGTCGATGCGATGTTTGCAGAGGTCGAGAGGCTGCGGGAGGCACTGATAGCAATGCTCGGCGTCTATGACCGCGACGATCACCCGACTGCACAGGACGCGCTCAAGAAAGCCCGCGCCGCCCTGAAGGAGACGATGTAGCCGTGTACAAGGTCAACCAAGACACCTATGCTCGGGTGTTCCGCATGCTGCTCGACGATCCCATCACGGCATACGATGCGGCCGAGGAGACGGGCATGCACGTGGTCACTGCCCAGAGCCTGATGCGTACGCTGAAGAAGCACAAGGTGGTGCATGTCTGTGCATGGGAAGCGGATGCACTGGGGCGGGACACGACACCTGTTTACAAGTTGGGGCATGGCAAGAACAAGCCACGCCACAAGTTCACTGCCGCCGAGCGGCAGGCACGTAGCCGTGCCAAGAAGCGCAAGCTGATACTAGGACTACACAATGACCGACCCCGTACCCGCGAAGCCCAACACGATATGCCAGCGGTGCACCAAGGCACTGGCAGTAGTGCGGATCCGCGCATCGAACGGACGCATACAGAACACCTGCCAGCCATGTGCTGACCGGCGCAACGTGTCCGGGTTCAAGAAACCACAACGAGGAGTGGAGTGATGGACATCGTGACCATCGACTTCGAGACGTACTACGACCGTGAGTACAGCCTATCGAAGATGACCACCGAGGCGTACGTCCGTGACCCGAGGTTCGAGGTGATCGGTGTGGGTGTGAAGATCAACAACCACCCGACTGACTGGTACACCGGGGCCAACCCCGGCCGGTTCCTTCGCTCGCTGGACTACACCGACAAGGCGATCCTATGCCACAACACAGCGTTCGATGGTGCGATCCTGTCGTGGCACTTCGGCATCCGTCCCAAGCTGTGGCTGGATACCCTGAGCATGGCTCGCCCCTTCCACCAACTTACTGTGGGTGGCTCGCTCGCCAAGCTGGCTGCGTTCTACGGGCTGGGTCAGAAGGGCGACGAGGTGGTGGCTGCCTTGGGCAAGCGGCGGGCTGACTTCACCGCTGACGAGATCGGTCGCTACGGGATGTACTGCATCAACGACGTGGACCTGACCCGGCAGTTGTTCGACAAGCTCAAGCGTGGGTTCCCGGCCAGCGAGTTGATGGTGATCGACCAGACGCTGCGCATGTACACCGAGCCGGTGATCGAACTCGACGTGCCACTGTTGGAGCAACATCTTCAGGATGTGCGTGCCCGCAAGGCGACACTGCTGAACAACGTGAGCGTGGGCATCGAGGACATCATGTCCAACGCCAAGTTCGCCACGGCGCTCCAGAACCTAGGCGTCGAGCCGCCGATCAAGACCAGCAAGACTACGGGCAAGACGACGTGGGCGTTCGCCAAGACCGACAAGGGCATGGAGGAACTGCTCGAACATCCTGACCCGGCAGTACAGGCACTGGTGGCCACCCGGCTGGGGGTCAAGTCCACCATCGAGGAGACACGCACCGAGGCACTGATCGGCGTGGCCGGACGGGGCAAGCTGCCCATCATGCTGAACTACTACGGTGCGCACACCGGGCGGTTCTCAGGCGGGGACAAGTTGAACCTGCAGAACCTGCCTGCCCGAGGTGGCAGCAACGCGATACGACGCAGCCTGAAGGCACAAGAAGGGCACGTGCTGATCGCATCCGACTCCTCCCAGATTGAGGCCCGCATGGTGGCCTACATCGCAGGGCAGGACGATCTGGTCGAGGCGTTCAGGGACAAGCGGGATGTGTACTCCGAGTTCGCCACTGAGGTCTACGGTCGCAAGATCACCAAGGCTGACAAAGTTGAAAGGTTTGTAGGCAAGACCTGCATCCTCGGGCTGGGCTACGGCATGGGTGCAGCCAAGCTGCAACGTACACTGGAGATCGGACAGGCGGGCATCAGCGTCAACGTGGACCTGAACGAAGCCGAGCGGATCGTACGGATCTACCGGGCGAAGAACTGGAGGATCGTGCAGTTGTGGCAGAGGTGCGGCCATGCGCTGACAGCCATGACGCAGGGCGGCAGTGGCCACATCCACGATGTGCTGCCCTACGACCACACCGGCATCACAATGCCCAACAAGTTGAAGATCCACTACCCGGCGCTGCGTGCCACCAACAACGGGTTCGAGTACATCGCCGACCCGCGCACCTACCAGAAGGCAGCCAAGGCGCGTGTGCTGGGCACCGACGACACCATCGCATGGACCAAGATCTACGGTGGCAAGGTGACGGAGAACCTTGTTCAGGCACTGGCTGCCTTGGTCATCCGCGAACAGATGGCCACCATCGGACAGGTCTACAAGGTGGCGTTCCAAGTCCACGACGAGATCATCATCTCCGCACCACAGGAGGCTGCCACGTCAGCCGAGGCGAGGCTGGTCGAGGTCATGTCCACACCGCCGAAGTGGGCACCCGGCCTGCCGGTTGCATGTGAGTCCGGTGCGGCTGTGAACTATGGCGATACCTGACCGGGTGCAGTACACTGACACTTCCAACGACTGCTTCCCACGGGCCACCCCGTGGGCATATCCCTATGCGCCTGAGTCATTCGTACTCCTCGATCAAGATGTTCGAGAACTGTCCGCTGAACTACTACCGACAACGGATCAAGAAGGAGATCAAGGACGAGGGCGGTGAGGCGTCCATCTACGGGGAACGTATCCATGCGTTCCTTGAAGCCCGACTGAAGGGGTCGGGGTTGGACCCGGAGGCTGCGCAGTACGAGCCGCTGTGCAAGTCGGTCGAGAAGCTGGCCAGTCAGGGCGAACTGCACATCGAGATGGAGGCCACCCTCACCGAGAACCTTACACCAACAACTTGGTGGGCACCAGATGCGTGGCTGCGCAGTAAACTGGACGTGCTTGTCATCATCGGACCGGATGCTGTGGTGATGGACTGGAAGACTGGCAAGCGCAAGGCCGACCAGTTCCAGATGCAGTTGTTCGCAGCACAGGTATTCAAGCACTACCCCGAGGTGCAGCGGGTCAAGACCAGTCTGGTGTGGCTCAAGACCATGGAGATGGACACCCACCAGTACACACGGCTCGATATGAACGAGGTGTGGGGCGAGATCATGCGCCGCATCCAGCGCATCCACGACGCCTACGAACATGGCAACTGGCCCGCCCGTCCTTCCGGGCTGTGCCGCTACTGCCCGTGCCGTCACGACTGTGACTTCGCCCGGATCTGATGTAAAGAAACACTTGACACAGGTGTATAGGAGGCTATCATGAGTGCCACAACACCGGAGGGGAAGGTCAAGCGGAAGCTGGTCCAGATGCTGAAGCAGGAGGGCGTCTGGTACTTCTTCCCGGCAGCCAACGGTATGGGCCGGGCGGGGATACCTGACGTGATCGGGGTGGTGAAGGGGCGATTCATCGGCATCGAGTGTAAGGCGGACGCGACCAAGAAGCCCACAGCCTTACAGATGCAGTGCGCAGCGCACATCCAAGAGGCAGGCGGGGCATGGTTCCTCGTCTACGACGATGTGTCCACCGAGATCGTCAGGCAGTTCATAAGAAGTTTTTGATAACAAGCGACGACACACGGGTGAAAACATGTTGGTAGTTGAGAAGGTCAAGGCGCTGGCCCTCAAGCTGAACAACCCGAACCGGGTGCTGGACTCGATCCCTACGGCCAAGCCCATGCAGGTGCAGGGCCACCAGATCGTGGTCACTCCACACCGGCTGGACGAGGTGAAGGTACTCAACAACATGGGGATCCGGGCACCCAGCCCGATCCTCCACTACTACGACTGGCCGGGGCAGTACACACCGTTCGACCACCAGAAGCAAACGGCAGCGTTCCTCACGCTACAACATCGTGGATTGGTGCTGAACGAGATCGGCACCGGCAAGACCCAATCCGCACTGTGGGCAGCCGACTACCTGATCAAGACCCGCAAGGTGCGGAAGGTACTGATCCTGTCCCCGCTGTCCACGCTGGAGCGGGTATGGGGCGACGGCATCTTCACCGGGCTGGTGCACCGCAAGTTCGTGGTGCTACACGGCACAGCCGAGCGCCGCATGAAGCTGCTCAAGACCGACGTGGACTTCTACATCATCAACCACGACGGCTTCCCGATCATCGCTGATCACTGCCACGACATGTTCGACCTTGTGATCGTGGACGAGGCGGCGGTACTGCGCAACCCATCGACCCAGCGGTTCAAGATCTTCCGCAAGTGGATCGACCACAACCCCAACGTGCGGCTGTGGCTGATGACCGGCACACCTACACCGAACGATCCGACCGACGCATGGGCACTGGCCCGGCTGGTGGGCTCGCCCTTCCTGACCAAGACGTTCACCGCGTTCCGTGAACAGGTAATGATGAAGATCGGGCAGTGGAAGTTCATACCACGCCCCGAGTCCATGGAGATCGTGAAGCACATCCTGCAACCTGCTGTGCGATACACACGGGACGAGTGCTTCGACCTACCCGAGACGATCATCCAGACCCGGCAGGTGGAACTCACCGCCGAACAGAAGAAGCACTACACCCAGATGCTGCGCCACTTCGTCACTGAGATGGCAAAGGAGCGGGTGATAGGCGGCACCATCACCGCAGTCAACGAGGCGGTGAAGATCCAGAAGCTGGTCCAGATTGCATGCGGCGTGGCCTACGGCGACGACGGGCAGAACATCGAACTGGACTGCACCCCACGTATCAACCTAGTGAAGGAGGTGATCGAAGAAGCAGGCGAGAAGGTGATCGTGTTCGTGCCGCTCACCGGCACGCTGCACATGTTGGAGAAGGAACTGAGCAAGCACTGGAGTGTAGGCGTGGTCAACGGCGAGGTATCAGCCAACCAACGCAACATCATCTTCCAAGGCTTCCAGCACGAAAAAGATCCGCACGTGCTGATCGCTCACCCCGGCACCATGGCTCACGGACTGACGCTGACGACCGCATCGACCATCATCTGGTACGGTCCGATCAACAGTAACGAGGTGTACGTGCAGGCCAATGGCCGGATCGAGCGCATCGGCAAGAAGCGGGTGTCGAACGTCATCCACATCGAGGGTACTGAACTCGAACACCGGATGTACGAACGTCTCCGCAACAAGCAGAAGTTGCAGGGGCTGCTGCTGGAGATGATCCAACAACAAACCAAGAGGTGACACATGACCGAAGAAGAAGTGGTGTCAGACGCCCGCACGGCAATCGGCGTGCCCAACGTGGGCGACGTGATCCGCACCTACATGAAGCTGCGTGACCAGAAGGCAGCCATCGAGAACGAGGCGAAGGACCGAGTGTCCGGGCTGAAGGCGAAGATGGAGAAGCTCGAAGCGTTCCTCAAGACGCAGATGGATGCGCAGGGACTGACCAGCTTCAAGTCCGACTACGGCACGGCGTTCCTGACCACGACCGACTACGCCAACGTGGCTGACTGGGATGCGGTGCTGGACTTCATCCGCAGCAACGAAGCCTACGACATGCTGGAGAAGCGCATCAGCAAGATCGCAGTGCGTGGCTACATCGAGCAGACCAAGGCCGTTCCCCCCGGTGTGAACTACGGCACCAAGCTGGAGGTGAACATTCGCAAACCCGGTGCCAAGGCAGAGGAGTGACCATGGGATTCATCAAGCGATGGATCAGGAACATCATCAACGAGCAGTTGGCCCAGCCCGTCGAGCAGCACCGTCCGAGACTGGGCGACATGCTCGCAGATGCAGGTGCTGCCATCGTGGCGTTCAAGATCGAGAACGGCTACGTGGTGCGGGTCCACAACCGCGAAGCTGCGATGGCCGGGGTAGGGCACGGTGGGTTCACCTACTGCGCTGACCATCAGGCGATTGCCGACTACATCGTCACTGCTGCAGCGAAGGACAAGCTGGGTGTGCAGGGCAAGCTGGACCTCATCAGCAAAGCACAGAGCGCCATCAAGGGCACAGCCTTGGGCAACATCTCTCTCAACACCCCCACGTACTAATCAAGGAGCAACACAATGAGCAACATCATCCCCGCCAACATGCAAGTCCCCGCTCACCTCGCTGGCCGTGTCGGCGTTCCGTCCGCACTGGCTGCGTCCCTCACCGGTGGCCTGTCGTCCGGCCAGTCCTTCCCCCGCATCAGCATCAAGGGCGCTCGGTTCCGCATCGTCGAGGGCGACACCGAGACTGTGCTGGAGTCCACCTCGCTGGACGTGGTGATCGTCGGTGCCAACCCGCGTCTGTCCAAGACGTGGTATGCCAAGCAGTGGGACAAGGACGCTGAACCGGCTGGCCCGGACTGCTTCTCGCTCGACGGCGTTAGCCCCGACCCGGAGTCCACCGCCCCGCAGAACGACCTGTGCGCATCCTGCCCGCAGAACGCATGGGGTTCCAAGGTGACCCCCACCGGGCAGCAGATCAAGGCATGCTCGGATACCAAGCGGCTGGCTGTGGTCGCTGCTGACGATGCCAGTGGCCCGGTCTACCTGCTGTCGGTCACCCCGGCGGCGCTGAAGGGGCTGAACCAGTACCAGAAGGAACTGTCGGTGCGTGGTATCCCGCCCGAGATCGTCAAGACCCGTGTATCATTTGACACCGACGCATCGTTCCCGAAGCTGAAGTTCACCTTCGGTGGCTTCCTCGATGCCGACACTCAGGAAGTTGTTGATGGGTTGTTCGGCTCCGAGTCGGTCAAGGAGATCACTGGCGAGACGACCCGCCAGCCCGTTGCGGTACCGCAGTTGCCCAAGGCTGCGCCCGTGGCGGTACAAGTTGCGCCGAAACCCGCTGCTCCGGTAGCGGCACCCGTGGAGGAACCTGCAACCGCCCCTGCACCCGCACAGGCTGCTGCTCCCAAGCGTGGTTTCGGCGCACCCAAGGCGGCTCCGGCTGCTGCCCCGGCTCCGGCCCCCAAGGCAGTGAAACCGGCGGCCCCCGCACCGGCTCCGGCGGCAGCGCAGGCTGCCACGTCGCTGGCCGATGAGATCGCTGCACTGGTTGGGGAGGTGGACGCTGATGACGCCTAAGCCGCTTGACTTCGGCCGGGTGGAGGCGCTACGCAAGCACATGCTCCTGACGACTTCGGACATGGCCGAGTTGTTGGGAGTGTCCCGCATGACGTACTATGGCTGGGTGAAGGGGCGAGCCCTTCGCAAGTCGAATGATGCGGCAGTGCGGGTGATGCTGAAGCGACTGCTGGCGGTGATGACCGACCATGGGTGGCCGATGCCCGAGGTGATCGCATCCACCCAGAAGCAGCGCAAGGAGCGCCTCCTTGCAATACTGAACCAGTAGTGGGGACGGGGAGGGGCGACCCTCCCCGATCAGAGCAGGGGCACGATGGACACGTTGAACTTCCTTCAGCGGGTTCTACCGTCAACAGGTTTCTATGTCACCACCGTCATCAACCCAGACGGTCGGCGGCAGGGATTCTTCTCCACGGTAGATGATCTCGCCAAGGCGGTGGTCGGACTCGACCAGCGCGGCAACAACACATACTTCGCCCTCTCCTCGTTCGTCGAGAAGGGCAGCCGCAAGCAGGACAATGTGCGCACCACCAAGGTGATCGCACTGGATGTCGACTGCGGCACGGACAAACCCTTCCCGTCGTGGAAGGAAGGGGTGGCAGCACTGGGCGCGTTCGTCCAGCAGATGAGCTTACCCAAGCCACTGATCATCCACTCAGGCAACGGGCTGCACGTCTACTGGGTGTTGACCGAGGAACTGGAGCCGGTGCGGTGGAAGCCGCTGGCCGAAGCGATGAAGGCTGCAGCCCGCGACAAGGGCTTCGCCATAGATCCAGCGGTGCCTGCCGACAGTGCCCGCGTACTGCGGCCGGTGGGCACGACCAACCCCAAGAGCGGCACCAAGGTCAAGATGCTGCTCGACGCAGCCCCGGTGGCCGTTGAGCAGATGGCAGCCTGCCTCAGTGCGTACATGGTGGCTCAGCCGGTGAGCCAGTCGAGGCAGACAACCACCAGTGCGTTGGCACAAGCGCTGCAGGTGCAGCAGGATTTCCCACCCACCAACGCCACCGTCGTGGCATCGAAATGCCAGCAGATCAGTTGGGGTGTGAAGAACCAAGGTGATGTGGACGAGCCGTTCTGGTACGCACTGATCGGTATCGCCGCACACTGCCAAGACCCGGAAGCCACTGCGCTGTCGTGGTCGGAGAACCATCCGGGCTACGACCCGAACGAGACGCTGCGCAAGCTGCACCACTGGCAGGCGGCCACGACTGGCCCGACAACCTGCAAGAAGTTTGAGGAGCTACGATCCTCGGGCTGCAAGAATTGCCGCTTCAAGGACAAGGTGGGCACCCCGGCCCGGCTGGGTGTGCAATACGCGGAGGTTGCTGCAGCGCAAGATACGCCAGTCGCCGTGGCCACCGACATCCCGATGCCCCGCCCGTTCAAGCGGACCACCAGCGGCATCAAGGTGACCATCGACGACACCGACATCGACGTATGCAGCTTCGACATCTACCCCGTGGCGTATGGCCGGGACGAGTCGCTGGGCTACGAGACGGTGCGCTACTGCTGGAACCGACCACACGTCGGCTGGCAGGAACTGGTGATGCGGCAGGCGCTGCTCACTGACGGGCACCGCGACTTCTCGTCCGTGATTGCCGACCAAGGCATCGTGCTGCACAACCGCAACCAGACAGGGTACTTCCAACACATGCTGCGCTCATACATGGACGAGTTGCGGCAGAAGCGTGCGATGACCAACCTGTACGCCACGATGGGGTGGAAGGAGAACTTCTCCCAGTTCGTCATCGGCGACACGATTCTGCGGCGCAACCCCGATGGCTCCGTTACTGAGGAGTCCATCAACCTCGCATCAGGTTCGGCCCGGCTGGGTCATGAACTGTGGCATACCGCAGGCTCACGCGATGCGTGGGTCAACTTCACCAGCCTGTTGGAGAAAGCGGATCTACGTGCCCACATGTTCGCACTTGCCGTGGGTCTGTCCGGCCCGCTGTATGCGTTCACTGGACTGAAGGGGCTGACGGTATCCCTGTACGGCCCGACCGGTGGTGGCAAGTCGCTGGCCCAGATGTGGATCCAGTCGATCTACGGCAACCCCGAGAAGCTGCACTTCGCAGCCAAGTTCACGCAGAACTCGCTGTTCGGACGCATGGGTCTGTACTCGCACATGCCGATGACCATCGACGAAGTGACGATGATGGATGACAAGGAGGTGGGCGACTTCGCCTACTGGGTCAGCCAAGGCCGCGACAAGGCGCGGATGAACCGCAACTCCGAGGAGCGTGACGCCAAGACGTGGGCAATACCGGTGGTCGTGTCCACCAACAAGTCGCTCAACTCCAAACTCATTGCCAGTGGTCTGGATACCGACGCGCAGATCGCCCGTATCCTTGAGGTCGGCGTCCCAGCCAGCAAGATCTTCACCCGTGACAGCACGGCAGGCCGCAGGATCTACGAGTTCATCACCACCAACTATGGCCACGTCGGCCGCGAGTTCATCACGCGACTGCTTGAGATGGGCGAGGCTGGCATACGGGCTGCGATTGCCGAGGCGACCGAGCAGTTCCATCGGGAGTACAAATCACAGTTCTCCGGCGAGGAGCGCTACTGGGAGCAGGCTATCATCCTCGCACATCTTGCTGGAAGATTGGCTAGCGACTGGGGACTAATCAGCTTCGACCACCGGACAGGTATCGAGTGGGTGCTATCCCAGATCGGTGCGATCCGGCGCAGTGTGTCCGAGTTCAAGCTCGATGCGTTCGACCTGTTGAGCGAGTACCTGAACGAGGCAGCCGACATGCAGGTGCAGGTGTTCCACACCGGTACGCAGAAGCCCACGATGGACTACAACCGGGTGCCGCGCGGCGAGGTCAGGGTACGCTTCGACTTCTTCCGCAAGTCCTCGGCTGACCCCGTGGCCAACGGCACCGTGATGCTGGACCGCAGCCACTTGCGGCGCTGGCTGGCACAGCGCGGCGGCGACTACAAGACGTTCATCGGCGAGTTCACCAGCGAGGGCATCCTCGCTACCCCGAAGTCCAGCAAGGCGTATCTGGCCAAGGACACGCCGATCAAGCTGGGCCAGTCCTATGTAATCGGACTGAACCTGAACCATCCGAGACTGCAAGGCATGTTGTCCGACGCCGATGAAGCGCTGGACAACTTAGCCCTCGGACAGTTGCAGGTGGTCTAGCGTACCTCGTCCTCCAGACCATTGAGCCTCAACAACTCGATGGTCTCAGGACGCATCTGCTTGGGCGCGGACTTCAGGTAGCGCATCACGGTCGGGCGGGACGCTTCGAGCGCCGCCCGGTTGGCCGAGCGCAGGAACGTGCTGATCTGCAGTCCGGTACCTTGGGCTGCTTCGTTCCACTCGCGCACGTCGTCGGCAATCTCTGACATCCGCTCACCGTCGTCGGCCAGCTTCGCCTTCACATACGCAGAAACATACTCAGCCTTGAGCGCCTTGGCGTACTCGGCCACGTGCTTGGACAGCCGCACGATGTCGTTCTGCTCGCTGGCAATCGCCGGGTAGAAGCCCAGTGCCCGAGCCGCGATCACATGGTACGGTGCTTCGCGGGACACAACTTGCCCCCGTGCGTTGGTGACCATGCCACTGTCAGCGTAGGCATAGGCGTCAGCAAAGGCGCGTACCGCTGCAATCGGCGAGTCGCGCAGGATGCCACTGATCGAGGTCACGTCGTCGCGCAGCCCCACAGTCTCGGCCCCGTACTTGGCGAAGCTGCCTGCCATGCCGACCAGCCCGGAGATACCCGAGAACACCGGACCAGCGAAGTCAGACATCTCCCGCGTCGGATCGGCACCAGCCCGGAACGCTCCGGTGAGGGGAATCAGATCACCCATCCCAAGACGGCTTGACACCGTAGCCCCTGTCATTCGGTCCATGATCCCGCGCATCAGGTACGGCGTCATGCCCGGAGCCACTGCATCCACCCACTCGGAGATCTCCTTCTCGACACTGGCCATCTTCAACCCCAGCTTCTGAGCGATGGTGTCCACGATGTCGAAGATGTCTTCGGCGAACGGCAGCCCGCGAAGCCCGGATGCCAGCAGCAGGAAGCCCAGCATCAGCAACTGACCCTTGGGCGGGAGCGCCCGCATCAACTGCACGGTGACGATGACGAACTGCTTGTACATGAAGACGTACTGCAGCACGTTGCCACGCGCCATCTCCGGGCGGTTGAACATCGCATACTCACCCTGCGACGTGTTGACCGCAGTGCGCGCTGCCTCGGTGGCTACAGCAATGAGTTCTGCGTTGTCGGTCACACCCTGTGCCTGCAGCCGCTCCTTCTCCAGCCGGTACGCAGCCAGTGCCGTGACGCGCCGGTTGAACTGCTCGGTGTAGGAGAACATCGACATCCACGCCTGCACCGCCGCCTGCGCTCGGTTGTTGAACACCTTGCCACGTGCGGTGCCCACCAGTGCGTTGAACTGCGCAGCCTGCAGCGTGCCCTGCTCCGTCTGCTCGAATAGGAACACCGCCTCATCCTCGGTCAGCCCAAACCGCTCGTAGCTGCCATCGCGCAGCATCTTCTCCAGAAACGCCGGGTCCGACAGTTGGAAGTTCTTCACCGCCGCCGCTGCACGGAACAGCGCGGCCGATGCCTTGGCCTCGCCATAGCCACCGCCGAAGCCGCGCTTGGAGTTGTAGTACGACAGGTAGGGGAGCGAGTGCGTGGCCAGTGATGCGAGGTTGACCACCGCCGTGGCGACCGAACCACCCAGTTGCATCAGCACCGTGACCAGCTTGAGCGCCGACCCGGCTTCACCCGACAGCATGTCCTCGGTCGAGTCGCTGATGTTCGATGTTTCGCTGTACCAGCGCAGTACCTTCTTGGCCTCCTCGCGGTAGTCCTCGCCTCGGCCCAGCGTGGGTACTTCCTTGCCGTCGATGGTGACCGTCTTGTCGCCTCGGCTGCCCGCCATGTACCGATACATGTGGGCGTATTCGTCGTAGGCACGTTGCGCGCGGGCGCGTTCACCGTCGGTGCGGGCGTTGTCCACTGCCGCCTTGAGCGCGGCCAGTCGCTGCGGATCACCCAGCCAGTTCGCGTTGTTGAGCAGGAGGTCGTCGAGCCGGTGACGGAACAACTTCTTGGCAGCCACGTGCGCAGTGGTCTCCAGATGTTCGGAGACGGAGCGCACCACGTCCTTGTCCCAGCCCTCAGTGCCGGAGCGTTGCAGGTTCTTACGAGCCCGAGCGTTCTGGTTGGTCAAGGTCGTGACAATACGTTCACGTGCTTCCGGCGCAAGGTTCACGTTCAGCCGGTTCAACACGTAGACGAACTCGTTGAAGTTCACCGCCTCGGTCAGATCCGGCGACTGGCGGGTACGGGATACCTCGGTCTGGAAGGTGACGGTAACCTCGTTGCCGTTCTCATCGAGCAGCACGTACTCGTTGTCACCACCGAAGGTCTTGTCGAGTTCCTCGGCCGTGGCGAGCGCTTCGCTGCGGCTATCGAACTGGAAGTACGGCAGCGCGGAGCGTACCCCTTCATCAAGGGCTACCGGATTACCACGCGAATCGACTGCAACCAGCGTCACCTGCTCGGTGCCGCGCCGGGAGAACGGCACGTAGGAACCAAGGATCGTGCGCTTGGCGTAGTAGTCGGCGTTCCTAGATTGCAGATCGAACAGGAACAGATCGCGTACTGCCTTCTGGACGACCCCGGACGTACCTTTGACCCGTGCCTCCTTGTCCGCCTTGGACAGCTTAGCCCGCAGGCTGGGCAGCGCCGCACGCAGATCGTCGAACTCAGCCTCTTGGAACTTGGCGAAGTCCTCCTTCATAGTGCCCGTAATCTTGGGGTCACCCACCCACGCCGCATACACATCGTCGTCGAACAGCGCACGTCCGAACGCGATCAGGAACTCCTCGGAGTCTTTCCGGGCCTTGGCCTTGAGTTCCACACCTGCACTGGCCACGTCACTACCCGCATACCGCATGTTCTGGTACATCTCGGCGACCTTGCGGATAGCCGCCAGATCGTCTTGGGTGAACACGTTGGTGCCACGCCGACCGGTGTTGAGTTCTCCAAGCACGCGCTTGACTTCAGCCTGTGCGGACTCGTAGTTCGCCAGCATCAGGTCGATGGCCGAGTCGTTGACGGTGTCTCGCAACTCGTTGTAGATGCGCCACTCGTCGCTGTTCTCCTTCACGTCATACTGGAAGCGCACCTTGCTGCCATCGGTGTAGGTAATCTCGAAGCCCTTGCGGAACTCCTCGGCGGTGACCCTACCTGCCTTCTCGATCTGCTCGCGCACCGTGGTATCCACGACCACGTTGCCCATGGCGTCCACATACACCAGTGGCTTGAACGACTTGATCAGTTCGTCGGTGGTCTGCTCAGCACGCAACAGCGCGGCCCGCGCCAACAGTTCGCCTGCACGTTCCTTGTCGGCCTCGGTCACCCCCTTCTTCAGCACGCCCAGATCCGCCGACGTGGTGAACGAGGTCATGCGCTGGTACTTCGACAGCAGCGTCCGGGCGTACTGTTGCTGCTGCTCCAGAATCCGGTAGAGCCTGTTCAGTCCGTAGCTGCGCCGCGCCTTGTTGTCGAGTGTCTGCACCTGCTCCAGCAGGCGACTGATCATGCCGGGTACATCGCGCCGCCGACCGTAGGCTCCCTTGGCGAACGCATCCATCGCACCACGCAGCCCGCCCGTACCACCATACCGACGGTTCATTGCGCCAGCGGCGAAGATGCGCGAGCCCATGTCACCCGCGTTGACCCGAGCGTAGCGTCCGTCAAGCCGTGCCTGTTCGAGCGCCTGCATGTCGCCGACCATCGAGCGCACGTTGAAGAAGTTGCCACCCTCACCACGTCGCACGTACTTGCGTGCGAGGTTCACGAAGTAGCGTGCCTCGTCGTCTTGGAAGGTGAAGCCCAACTTGTTCAGTGCGTTCTTCAGCACATTCCAGATGCGCGCGATGAGCGACACATCCAGATCGGCTGCGTTGTCGGCAAGATATTCCTCGATGGCTTCCAGCTTCGACATGCCACGGTTGGCCACCATCGCATCGACTGCGGCCTGCACATCGGGGTCAGCGTCGTAGATGCGGTTCAGGACTGCTGCAAGATCCTTCTGCGCGACGATGCCCTTGAAGCCGAAGTGGCCAAGCGTCTCATGTGCCAGCACGAACTTCAGTTGTTGCTCGGTGCGCACGAAGTCCGAGAAGATGATGACGTTCGGCCCGAACGAGTAGCCCACTGCGTTGGTGGTATCGAAGTCGCCTTCGGGGCGGGCCGCTGCCGCACGCCGGTACAGGTCCGGATTGCGGGCCTTGAGGTCGGCCACGTTCGCGTACACGAACGTGTTGGGCTTTGCGCGCAGCTTGGCAAGGAAGTTCTTGACCAGCAGCCGTACACGCCCTTGCGGGATCTTGGTGGTCAGCGGCGTACCGTCGTCGCGGTAGAACATACCGTCTGGGTCATCCCACTCATCCTCGACTACATAACCTTTCTTGCCCCCTGCTGGCCTTGCACCCATCGGCTGGCGCAAGTCACTTGGAGCCTCCTCAAGTCTACGAAGTTCATCTTCGGTTGCTTGGCGAAATTCTTCGGCCAGTGCCTTGGCTTCGGCTCGCTGGTCGGCTTCGAGTTTGCGCTGTTGATCAGCAGTCAGTTCCTCGTTGGTGATCATGTAGCGACCACCGGACTTGAGCATCTTCGGCGAACCGTCGGTTTTGAAGTAATCCTTGAGCGGCACACCGCGCACGATATAGTTGCGCCCAGCCTTGCTGGTCTGTGCGTACAGTTGCTTGGCAAGTTCCACGATGTTGCTGTAAGACTGTTGCTGAAATCTCACCGGCCGGGTCAGGCTCGTAGCCTCGCGTACCCGCGCAATCAGTTGATCAATCAACGTACCCAGCAGCGCCTCCGGCGTTTGCGCCATCCGCTCGGCGCTCGGCTTCTTTTCGGTGGCTTCGGGCTGCTTGCGGTACTCAGGCGGCAGGTTGGTGATGCGCGCCTTGATGCTGGGCAGCAGGTTGCGGCTAACCGCGTAGTCAAACCACGGCTTGGGCTCGCCTTGGCGTGCACCACCTTTGTACCGCGCTT